GGAAACCTTTAGTTAGTACAGCCCACTTAGATGATTCTGTTGATGTTCCTAAGTTTGTTGGATTTTGCTTTCCTTTATATGATGTGAAATCCGTATCAATACCAACAGTGTTTGAAACACCTAAGTAAACTCTTCTTGGATTATCACCAGCACTTCTTGTGATGTTATCACCATTTGCCGTTCCAAATGGAGGGTTGAATAGTACCGCACCTGCCTTATCATACTTTGTTTTATAGATTAAATGAGGAGACTTGTATGTTTTATACTGTCTTGTTTGATAACCTCTAAATCCACAAGGTAATGCGTCAATTGGTGCTTCTTCATTAACTTCTAACATTATGTATCTTGACTTTAGTTCAAAATCACCGTTTGCTGTTCCGACCTTCTTAGCAACATAACTGTTTAGACTTGGGTCCATAGTACAGTTTGTGAATTTTTCTAATACTACAGGACTTGAGTCTGTGTCATAATAGTCTCTAACTAAGATATCAAAAGTTAAGTTGTTAAATGAAATGTTTGCTATTGATAATTTGATTTCTCTATTTGCACCACTTCCATCTGAAATTGAGATAAACTTAAATAGGTTAAACACCTCGTTACCTCTTAATTCAGAAACTACATAAGGAGTGTCAGGTGTTTGATATCTGTCTAAGTACCATCCAATACCTGTATTATCCGTGTCCTTTCTAGCACTGTTAAAGGTTAATAAATCCGTATTTAAACCTCTAATTTTACCTTCTCTGTAACCTGTGTTTATTAAGTTGTAATATAATTCTTCAACCATTAGTGGTACATCATTTCTATCCTTACCAAAGTTTGATTGACCGAGTACCTTACTTACGAAATTAGGGTCACTTAAAGTAAATGAAGTATCAAACGTAAATGTTTCAGAGTCTTTTGTAACACCCGACAATTGGAATTTAGCGAATGGACTTTTAGTTATACCTGAATACACACCACTTGAATTAATAGTAACATCTGTTAAACCTGAAACTTCATAAACAGGTCCGTCATCAGTACTAAATGTTGCAATACCTCTTGAACGTAATGTTGAGACTACCATATTATGATAATCGTCGATTGGTGTTCCTGAATATCTTGTGTCATAAACAACCGCACCTCCCGTATAATTATTTCCTGACGTATTAGTTAGACCTGTAACTATTAAACCAAAACCAACACCTGTATACTCTTCAGATGCGTATGGGAATAATGCGTAATACCATGCATCATTTTCAGATGCGGTCAAATCAGCTTCTGACAGTTGGATGTTATCAACGTCTAATACATTTGTACTGCCTGTCCAATTAGAAGAACCAGTTAATGATATGTAAGTACCTCCACTTACTGTACCAAAAACATATGCTGTTTTACCCGAATTGGTTGGGTCAACAATGTCTTTGTATAAGTTAGTTTTAAAATCATCTTCTAAGGTTGATTTACCACCACTGAATGTAGTATATGGGTCAGTAAAATAATCCTCGATGTATGATGGTAAATTACTATAGTCAGTAATTTCTGTTGAACTACTTGTTCCTGACACACCACTAAATTCGACTAACCATGGTCCGTTTTCGGATGTAACAGTTACACTACTTTTTTCTACGTTACCAACTGTTGAAATTGACCAAGCCGGACCCGCGTCGTAACCTGACAAACCAAGTATACGTGTTACGAAAAGTTGATTAGATTGTTGTAAGTATGCCTTGGCTATATATGCTGCCTCATACTTAGGAATCTGTGTATTTATAAATTTGGTTGGGTTTGTACCTCCAAAATATGCGGTGAACTCATCAAAATTTGTAATGAAGATAGGTTCAAATGCTGGACCTGAGTGTGTCTCACCTACGATACCTAATGTAGTTACACCAACACTTTGAGCTACAAAACTTAAATCTCTTTCTGATGTATATACACCTGGAGATACGAATACTTTGTCTGCCATATTAATTAGTTTTCTGTTTTAATTTATTTATTTGATAAATATTGTGTAAAAACCGAAAGTACAAATGTGTATATGACATATTTATTGATTAGGCTCCCTTTTTTCTACCTTTTTTCTACCTTATTAAAAAAACCTTCATATGAAAATCAAAAACCTAAAAATTTCTGAGTACCACCACACTATGTTAAAACGACATTGTGGTAAAAATGGTTTAAAGATGTATAAGTTTATAGAAAAACTTATTGAGGAAAATTGTGGAGAAGAGATTGATATCTATGGTGAATAATTAGTCGTTGTAAGGTATGTGAGCTTTTGACTTTATCACTGACTGTTTTGTTACATCGTTTTTTACAACGTCTATTCTAATAGTATCATTAGTATTAACTTCTATACCTGATAAATCGTCACCCATATAATTGTCATTAATATAGACAGAATACTCATCAATATTAGTAGTTTCTAAAAAGGTTAAATCTATTTTGTATGGATAAACCTCAGACAGAGTGGTGACCCCTGAAAGGAATAAAATATCTAAATCAAAATTTTGTGGATTAGGTGGTTGTTTCTTTGCTCGTCTAGACTTGTTAGTAGTATCTACTTCGTACAATGTTAAAGCCCTTGTAATAGCGGGTATAACCTCAAATTCTTCTTCGTCTATTAAAAACCCTAACATGGTGAACGTATAGTTTTGAATATAGTATTTTCTTTTTTCAATATCTAATACGGATTCATCAGAAACATTGTCTAAAATTATTGGTACATAGTGACCTTTCACAAAAGTGTACGCTTGTCTTGAAGAGAACTTTTGTAAAACAAGTTTGTTAAACTCGTTTAAGTGTCTCATTTTAGTACAAAAAATTTTAACGTTGTAAGTAATATCAACAGGTACAGGTTGTGGTATTTTGTATATGTCCATACCTTTTCTTTGACCATCCCAAGTAGGAACTTTGGCGTAATAAAATTGTTTTCTATTTGGAATTGTATATTGTAAGGAAGGATTAGAACCGTACTTAACCTCAGGTTGTCTGACCGTTGCAATAAATGGTGGTTTAATATTTTTATCTAAATCCTGAAATCTCCAAGTCTCTGTGAACTGAGACCAATTCTGTGTAGTAATAATAATATCAACGGGGTTTACTGTTTTACCATCCGCAACCATTTCTAAATCTTCTTTTACAAAATCTAACATACCCCTGTCTAAATCAGCATGTAGAACACTCTTAGGTAAATAAGTTCCTCCTTCTTGAATAAATTCAAGTAGCTCTTCTCTTCTCTCCATCAAAATCTTATCAGGAGTTAATTTTAAATCTTTTTTTATTTTTTTTGGAAAAGCCATTATCGTATTATTTCGTTGATATGAAATATTTTATTTTTAGTGTTTATCATGTCAATTTCATTTGCATTGTAAATTGGTTCTTCACTGTCTTTTTTAACAAATGAATCATACTTGTAAGGATTGTAAGTAATTACGTTGTCGTTTGTCTCTTGTGGCATATTCTCACATGGGTAGGTACAATATTCCATTAGAGTACCTATAACAAAAGCGTGCACATTCTTTCTCATTTCTTTTCTAACCTTATCTTTTCCACCTTCCCTAACACGAAATTCAACGTTAGATAGTTTTACATAATCCGCATATAACACAACCTTACCTTGGTATTGAACCGAAAAAGTATGTTTATGTAGGTTGTAGTAAACCATAACTTTTTTACCGATTAAATCTTGGTCAGTATCCTCAGTTAACAGTCCCATACGAGACTTCATAGTGTTTAATTCTTTTATAAGTTTCTTTTTCATAATCCTCTAAATTCATTATCGTTTACGGGTGATGCAATAATACTTCTATAAAATGGTTTGTATCCACCATAAGTATGTTTGTTATCGCTAACAACTCTACCGTCATTTACAACTGAATAGTATCTAACACGAGATTCAGTTTCGTAATAACCGATATAATCACCATATTCAATATCAATGTTAAGTTCATCTAACGATTCTTGGTAAACCCCTACTTTTAAATTACCAGGTTCCATTTGTGACATTCTACTTTGTCCGTAATCTTGGTTTTCAGGTTGTTCTACCTGAACGTATCCCATAAATTCTACGGGGGGTAAAAATTTTATACCGTCTTCTACGGTTTCACCGTATACATCGTCAGTTTTTGTTTTTTGCTTGTCGACACGGTACAAAACCAACCTAAAATTCATATCACCCTCAAGCCACTCACGACCCATGGCAATATCTAAGTCAAAATCCTCAGCTCCGAAGAACTTATTTAATCTTGTGATAGGTATCTTTCTTCCACTCATTATTGATAAATATTAAGTTATCAGTTATCTTTATATGTATTTACTTAGCTTTTGGAAAATAAAACTTTAAAAAACTTACCTGAAGTGAGGGCTCTTCGTATTCTTGAAGAATATGAAGGGTTCAATAACTATATATTGAGACTTCAGGGTAAAATGAAAAAGTTTAATCATTTTAAACTTACTAGAGCTCAGTCCGATTATATCATAAAGTTTAATGAAACCACACCAAAAGTTGCAAGAAAATGGGTAGAGTTGGATAGTTACTTTGCACAAAAACTTATGGATGATAAACTTCTAACTAAAAAACCCGAAAAAATATATGTTGAAAAACTTTTGGTAGAAAAAGAAAAGTCATTTCATATATGGGGTAAGTTGTTTGAGAATGAAGATTTAAACGATATATGGTTACCAAAAGTTGCACTTCAAAAAAACAAACAGAGAGAAGTTTCAATAGATTACGAAAAATATTCTCATAGGCCCCCATTGTCTCATCAAAAAGAATCAATAGAAAAACTCGTCGGTAATGATAAATTTATTCTAGCCGACGACATGGGGTTAGGTAAAACCACGTCAACGGTTATAGCTTCATTAGAATGTGGTGCAGAAAAAGTTCTAATTATTTGTCCCGCTTCGTTAAAAATAAATTGGCAAAGAGAAATAGAAAACTATACTGATAAAGAAATTTCTATTATCGAAGGTAAAAAATGGGAACCTTCAGATTACACTATAATAAATTATGACATTCTAAAAAACTTTCACGACCCAAAACATCCCGACAAATCAGACATATTAAATTATGGATTTGATTTAATAGTGATGGATGAAGCACATTACATTCAAAACAAAAAGGCTCAGAGAACAAAAATAGCTAACGATATCGTAAAAAAGATTGGTAAGGTATGGTTGTTAACAGGAACTCCGATGACTTCAAGACCTATGAACTATTACAATCTATTAGACTTAGTAGATTCTCCCGTCGCAGATAATTGGATGGCCTATGCAATTAGATACTGTGCAGGATATCAATTCAGTGTTGGGGCAAAAAAAGTTTGGAATGTGAGTGGAGCCTCAAACCTCGAAGAGTTACGAGACCGAACAAAACCGCAGGTTTTGAGAAGGTTGAAAGAAGATATT